CCAAGTTTGGCAAGGGAAACGATTTAAAACGCCAACGTATAAAGCCTACGAAAAGGAGTTGCTGCTTAAATTGCAACCGATGGAAGTTCCAGAGGGTAAGCTAATCCTTTACATAACTTTTGGACTATCTTCAAAGAACGCAGACTGGGACAACCCTATAAAGCCCTTTCAAGACGTACTCCAAATAAAGTACGGATTCAACGACCGCCACGTTTACAAGGGCGTGATTGAAAAGGTAGACGTAAAAAAAGGCGAAGAATTTATCGAGTTTTATTTTGAGTTAATAAAATAAACCTTATATTTGTCAAACAGTTCGGGCATGAACTTTAAAAAAATTACTGTAAACCCTTTTGAATTAGTAGGAATGCCCTCCGAAAGTTCAAAGGGGTTTTTTATTAACTAAAACAATTATGGCAGAAGGAAAAAAATCGGTTCTTTTGTATTGTGATTTAATTCATACAATCGAAAAAATGGACAACGAAACGGCTGGAGAATTTTTTAAACATTATTTGAGGTATATCAACGACCAAAACCCAGAAACGAACAACGTGTTAGTAGACATTACGTTTGAATCAGTTAAACAAAACCTAAAACGCGACCTTAAAAAATGGGAGGGACGAGCTGAAAAGAGTAGGGAAAACGGTGCTTTAGGTGGTAGACCAAAAAAAGAACCTAAAAAACCCAGTAGGTTATTAAAAAACCAGATAGGTTTAAAAAAACCTGTAACAGATAAAGTAACAGTAACAGTTAATGTAAAAGATAAAGAAGTTGTTTATAGGCAATTTGCTCATCTAAAAATAACTCAAGAGGAGTTCGGTAAGTTGGAGGTCGATTACACGAAACAACAAATAGATACTATTTTAGACAGAATCGAGAATTATAAAAACAACAAGAACTATAAATCCTTATATTTAACGGCAAAGAATTGGATAGGGAAAGAGTTTGAAAAAAAGAATTTAAACGTTCCAAACGAAATGCCAAAAGACCCCAAACTTATTCCAGCTTGGTTAGAAGAAAGACGCAAACAATTAATTAAAGACGCTCAATAATGGATATTTACAAATTTGACGAAATAGAATCCAAGATGATGGAACATTACGTGAGTGGAGGTGGCAACGCTTTCTACTTAGGCTTTCCGTCCCTTGCGAAACATTACCAAATTTTAGAAGGAAGCCGAACGGATTGGACTGGCTATCCTGGCAGCGGAAAGACGGAACTGCTTTTGGAGTGCTTAAAGAATACGAGCGAATGGTACGGACATAAGCATCTACTACACATGCCTGACGCTGGAAGTATTGCCGAACTTACTGCAAAATTAATGCACAAAATGAGCGGACGACAATTTAAAGAGTTCTACTACAATAAAGACAACGAGAAAGTTTTAGTTCCTAACCGCTTGACGGGGGGCGAAGTTAGAAGCCTATTACCGCAGCTTTTAAAGAACTTTGTATTGTTCAATCCAAAAGGGAAAGCGAGTAAAGCGGTAACGCCTTCGGCACTATGGCAGTTCGGGGCGGATAATAAAAAAGAATTGGGTATTTTTAGCGTTGTGATTGATTCGTGGAATTACATGAACCACGATGTACCAAACGGAATGAGATACGACCAGTGGCTCGAAAGCACCTTATCTTTCGGGAACGATTTAAGCGAACAAAGTTTATTACACTTCCATACGATTATCCACCCTAAAAGCCCAACGAAGATACAAGGCAAGGTAGTTATTCCAGATATGCACGAGTTGAAGGGCGGAAGCGAGTGGGCAAACAACGGGAAAAGTATTATCGTTTGTCATAGGGATTTTGACACCAATATGCTTGACGTTAAAGTAAATAAAGCGAAGCCTGAAATAGTTGGAGTTCGAGGTTTTACAAATCTATTTTACAACGTTCAGTCGGGTAAGTATTACGAATATAAAGACGGTAACGAAAGTTATGCCGCGCCTTTAACGAGGGTTCAAGAGGTGGTAAAAGAGATGAATAAAAAAGTAGCGTTTGCACCTAATTTGGATTTTTAATGATAACGATAAGCGACTTTGAAAAACAATCTTTGACGAAAAAAGGTTTTAGAACAGACAACAAAGGCGAGTTGAGATACTACGGCTTTCTTTTTTGGGCTTTGGACAAAGAAATAATTAAAAAACATCTCCGCGATTACAAAGGGGAAAATATAAGGTTTAGATGTGAGGAAAGTTATAAATTTAACGTAAGAACATGAAATATAATAACGACTTTAAATACGACCTAAAGATTGGTCAAGTAAAAGAAAAACAACTTGCAGAAATATTAAACGACAAAACGATAGAAGTGAAATACGATTTAAAAGCGTTGGAAACTGGCAATATTTATGTAGAATATCAATCCAGAGGAAAACCAAGCGGAATAAGCACGTCCGAAGCTAATTACTATTGCTTTGCCTTTGGCGACACGTACCACTTAATTAGCACAACGGACTTAAAAAAAAGATGCAGAAAGTATTTAGGAAGCAATAGAGATAAAAAAGGGGGCGACAATAATACGTCAAAAGGAATATTATTATCGTTAAGTGAATTATTTTAATTAATTTAAACGAAAAAACAATGGAAGGAATAAACACAAAACCGAACGATTTAATTGACGACGTAAGATTGTTATTTTTTAACGACATCGAAATAGGCTTGATTATAACGACTAAAATGTACTTTGAGTGCTATGTGTTGGGAAAACGATTTAAGGTCGTTAAAAGCGATAAAAACAAGCTAAAAAGCATATTGAACGATAGGTATGTTGGGTACGTGAAACAACTTGCGGAAAGTTTAGGCGAAAATCTAATTTGGCAGAGCGAAGTTGGTGAGTTAAAAATGGTTCAAAGAGAGGGCTGGAAAATTTTAAGTTAAAAAATATTGTCAACTGAATAATTATTTTTAATTTTGTTAAAACTAAAAAAGAAAAGGGTATGAAAACAACAGTACATATTGTCTATTTTTCAGACGAGGAACAGATTTACAGTAAAGGAATAAATATAGAAGGAAAATCATTTTCCGATTGCTGCAAGAAATTTGAAACTATGAAAATAGGATTGATTTTTAACGCCACGATAAAAGAATGATGAAAACAGTAAATAGTATATCAGGGGGTAAAACTTCCGCTTTTATGGCGGTAAACTATCCAGCAGACATAGAACTTTTTTCTCTTGTATGCATCGAAGCTGAATATTGCAAACCAAAAGATAAAGGTTTGGTTCAGTTTGTTTCGGACAAATTAGGAAAGGATTTTATAGCAACGGCTGAAAGCGATAAAACATTAATTGTCGTGAGGGATTTAGAGCAATTACTGGGCAGAAAAATTAATTGGGTGGTTGGTGAAACTTTTGAAAAAATAACTAAAAGGACTAACGGTTATTTTTTACCCAACGTATTTAATAGGATGTGTACAACTGAAATGAAAATGAAACCTATTTTTGATTTCTGCCAGAAAGAAGTTGGCGAGATTGTAGAAATGCAAGTTGGATTTAGGTGGGATGAAAAAGAACGAGGTGAGCGAAATAAAGACAATACTCGATTCAAAACCATTATTGGACAAAGCGAAAACGGTAGAAATAAATGGGGTGAAATTGAATGGAGAAAAATGGCTTTTCCTTTGATTGATAATAGGGTTTCGCATTACGAAGTTTATCAATGGTCGCAAAACAGTGGGCTTGATTTTCCAGCCGATTCTAATTGCGTCGGATGCTTTCATAAACCTTACCAACAACTGCGTAAAAATTGGGACGATGAACCTCTAAAAATGAAATGGTTTGCAGACATGGAGAAAAAAGCAAAAGCGCAATGGAAAAAAGAAACAAGTTATAAAAACATAAAAAAAATTGGTTTGCAACAAGATTTCTTCTTTGGAACTGGGAGTGGTTGCAATGGTGGCTTTTGCACCGATTAACGATAAAAGAATGAACGACATCGAAAACATGGCGGTTTCCTTTGCAAAGTGGATTGATTTAAACTACTACCAAGGGAACGAATATAACACTTACACGGACGACCTCGATTTGATTTATACGATTGATGAGTTGTTCGAGATGTTTAAGAGGTTGAATAATTAACGGACGTGGATATGGGTAGTTTGTCCAGTTTTTTAATTAATAAACATGACATTAACATGAGTACGATTTAATAACAAACAAATAAATAAACATGAACGTAAAACGAAAAATTAAGGAGTTCTTTAGAAACATTTTGTTAGCTATTAAAATATCTAACGAAAACTACTTAAATGGTAAAACGCACCACGGTAAAATTTAGCATAAAAGGTTGAATAAATAAATAAACAAACAAATATGAACGTAAAACGAAAATAAATTAAAAAAAATATTGTCAATCCAAATTAGTTTTTTATATTTGAGTATAATTAAAACAAATAACAATGGAAAAATTACAAATTACACAAGCGCAATTAGAATCTTTATCAGCAGTAAGAAAAGAATTAATACAAGCGTACAACGACGGTGCTGCTATAAATTTTGTAGTGATAAGAGAATTAGATAATACAATCGAAGCGTTACTAAAAGCAAATAGTC